AATGGATTTAGGTTTATTAGATTCTTTGCTAATGGAAAAGCTTGACAATCTAAATAACAAATTAAGTAATGATGTTTTATCTGAATGGCAGGAATCTAAACTTGAAGATGAAAAGAAGAAATTATGGGATTTAAAAACTAAATTATTTTCAAACCTTCTTAAAGGAGGTAAGTAATGACTAAACCGCCTTATGATTTTAAGTTTCATGCTGAGATAAGATATGAAACAGAAGACTGTTTTAATTTTACAAATGCAAATGGTAACACCATAGGTCAAATAAAAGAAGATATTTTAAGAGTTTGTAAAAAGTATGAAAAAAGAAGTCCTAAGATAGTAACCATTTTAGGTAGATCAGAATATAGTGGTAGTTATAATGAATATATTTATTTATTTGCTAGTACCACTTTCTTTACAGAAAATGAGAGTGTGAAGAACGCTTTAAAACATATAACCAAGGAGGGTAAAAATGCCAGTACCATTTAATCAAAAATTGTCCCAACATACTGAAAAACAATACTTAGAATTAGAGACTAATTATTTAAACCTTTATAATTTTGTTCAGAGTCTTTTGACTATAACAGAAAACAAAGATATTGATTCAGATTCTCAGAGGTTAAGTCATTTTAATGCTTTAACTATTAGAGTAACTGAAGGCGTAAAAAGATTTGAGAAATTCACAAAAGACCTTCGGAGTAATGTATTCACAAGGAACTCCGCATCTTCCAACTCCGAAGGCAAACCCTACGAGGTTAGAATATTAGCCACGAAAAAAGAAAAGAAACTAATTATAGAAGCTTTAGAACATATGTCTAATAGTTATCCCGATTTAAAAGTTTCTGACAAGTTTCAACAACTAGCAAACGAAATAAAATAGGAGAAGCATATGAGTCAAAGTAAACAAATAAAACACTATTTAGAATCCGGTGGTAAGCTAACACCGATAGACGCTTTACATAAATTTCAATGTTTTAGATTAGCTTCTGTAATTCATATTCTTAGAGAAGAAGGTTTAAAAATAAAAACTGAAATGATAAAGAATGGAAATAAGTCTTACGCTGAATATTCAATACAAGCATCAGATGATATGATTCTTTTTGGAGGTGAATAATGATAGTATTAAACATAGCTGAATGGATTGCGAACCTACTAATTTTAGGTTTAGCTGGTCTGATATGGTTTGTTGTCATATTTGGATTTATGATGTTGATTTCAGTAGCAGTAAGAGGAATTAAGGAGGTAACTAGTGGTGAATAAATATCAAAAGAAAATAGAATCATTCTTCAGTTTTATGGAAACTATGTTTTTTATTTTAGTTGGAGTTTCAATGTTAAATTTATTTTTTCAATTAATAACAAGATAAGGAGTAGTAATGTTTTTACAATTAAAAAAGAACACACATATAGATAAAACTTTAAGTGTGCAGCTTAGACAAGACCCTATACAAATACAGGGTAAATTGAACAATTTTCAAAAACTAGATTATGAATTACCAGTTACTAATATTGGTGATAATTATTCAGCAGAGAAATGGGGTGATAAAGATGCTATAACGTTTAAAAAAGCAGATAATTTTAATTTAAAATGTAGTTCAGCTTTATATAACAAACTAGTAGACTATTCAAAAGGTGAATTAGTAGACGTCACAATGGTTGCAACTGATAAAGGAGTCACTTACAGGGTTGCTCCTAGCATTAGTAAATGGGATAAACCAGTTTATGATGAAGGTGTAACTTCTAAACCTTATGGATATGATTCTGTAAAAAATAGAGATAATGATAGGTCTTTAGAAATAAAATGGGGAATGGCTTTTAACAATGCAACTAGATTATTTACTCATTCAAAAATGCCATATGAAGATAAAATTGAAGCGATAAAACAAATAATGCCTAAGATGTTTGAAATTGCTTGTTCTATGAAATCATTAACTAGTAATGAGGTTCCTAATGAAATTAAAAAAGTAGAGGAAAATAATGATGACTTACCATTTTAATTCTAGTAAATCAAATGCTAATCTTTTAAGGAGAAGTTTAAAAAACAAAACTACATTAAGAGGGTATATAAGATTCTATGAAGATTTACTTATAAGGAATAAAATACTACCTAATAGTGGAGCTTATAAAAGGTTAGTGCAGCTCAAAGAAAGGTATCAAAACATATTATAATGAAAAAAGCTGAAAAAGTTAAACTAAATAAACTTGTTAGAGAACTTTGTCTACTTAGAGATAAGCATTGTCTGAGGTGCGGTAAAACTACTGCACTTCAGGCGTCTCACATCTACCCGAAAGGTAAATTTCCTAAGATGCAGTTTAATCCGGACAATGTTAAGATACTTTGCTTGGGCTGTCATCTTTATTGGTGGCATAAACACCCCATAGAGGCACATAAATGGGCAGAAAACACATTAGGTAAGGTAAGGTTAAACAGATTAAAAAAGCAGTCAAATACGATAAATAAAACACTTTGGGATTTTAAAGAAATACAAAGTAAATTAAAAAAACAAATAGGAGAAACGCAAAATGGCTAAAAGATTTATAGACACTAAAATGTGGGATAAGGCTTGGTATAGAAGGTTAGCAGCTAAGAATAAATTGATTTGGATATATTTATTAACTAAATGTGACCATGCTGGTATTTGGGATGCTGATTGGGAAGCTATGGAGTTTTTTATAGGTGAACAAATAAACATTAAAAATTTTCCAGATGAAATAACAAATAAAATTATTCTTTTAAAAAATAGCGATCAATATTTCATTCCTTCCTTTGTCTCTTTTCAATACGGAGTCTTAAGAGAGAATAGTAAACCTCATATGAGTGTTATAAAAAGACTTAATGAAAAAGGGTTATTGGATTATTTAGAAACTGTTCCTGGAACTGTTAAAGATAAAGATAAGGTTATAGAAAAAGTTAAGACTAAAGAATTAAGAGAATCTGAGTTCAGATTGAATTGTTTCAAAGTAGGTAAGGATATAAAGGATATTAAAGAAAAAACTATAGACTCTTTTATAGATTATTGGACTGAATCAAACACGAACGGTTCTAAAATGAAATTTGAAATGCAAAAAACATTTGATATTAAAAGAAGATTATTAAAGTGGGTTCATAACGAAAAAGAATGGAGCATCGATAAAAAAGAAAAAACATCTTTCGAAGGTACTTTCAAGAAAACACCTACAGGACTTTATAAAGCGTATTGTTCTAAATGTGGTAAAAGAGAAATGCCAAATGATAAATGGCAATTAAAAGAAGGATCTAATTGTTGTAGAGTAGATTATATTTCTGAGAAACCTAATAATGTGTGATGACGAAAAACATATAATTGATTGGATTTTAGATTCGACTGATAATTCTAGGCAGAAAGCTCTTTTTAGTTCAAGAAAAAAATCAATTAGAAGAGAACATAAAAAAATACCCTTAGATGATCAGATAAAATATTGTAAAGAATGTAAATGTTGTTGGATGACTATAACTAGATACATGACTAATAGTAAGTATATTAAATATCCGAAAGGTCACATGCCCTCAATTGGTAAAAAAAGAGAATTATGTAGAATATGTAAAGGAGAAATAAATGAAAATAGTTAAAACAAGGAAAGTAAAGACACCCGAAAGGACAGGTAAAAACGCAGGAATAGATTTTTTTGTTCCAAGCGATTGCAGACCTATGGTTTTAATTCCTGGAACTCGTGTGAATATACCTTCAGGAATACATGTAAAAATGCCAGATGGATATTGTTTAATAGCTTTTAATAAAAGTGGTGTAGCGTCTAAATATGGGCTTCAAATTGGTGCTTGCGTTGTGGATGAAAACTATACTGGAGAAATACATTTAAGCTTAGTGAATAATACTTCACAAAATATAGTTATAAACCCTGATCAGAAAATAATTCAGTTTTTAGTATTAAAACCTAACTATGTTGATATAGAAGTATTTGAAAAATTAAATGATATATATAAAAAATCAGATTACTTAGAAAGAGGATCAAAAGGTTTCGGGAGCACAGGAGAATGAAAAACATAATTGAAGAAGCAAATAAAATAGTAAACAAAAGATCAGAGGAAAAAGAAAGACAATATGGACCTTTTAATGAAGGTATGGAAAGAGCTGCTAAAATAGCTCAAGGCGCTACAGGAAAAGATATTACAGCTGCAGATATGTATTTAATATTGGTTGCTTTAAAATTATCTAGACAAAGTTACAACCATAAACAAGATAATTTACTAGACTCTATAGCTTATTTAGGAGCTTTAGATAATTATTATAATGAAAAACAAAACCCATATACTGACTCAAGAGGTAGAGAGGGAGAAAGTTGGTGTATAGAAAAAGGAGACAAGTAATGAAAAAACCATATAACACGACACAGTTAAACCCTGACACATCTTTTGAGAGACATGTTTATCATAGGGATCAATTTGCTCATTATTTAAGATGGACACATGTTTTAAAGATGGCGAGAATAGGTCAAAAAACTTTAGATTTCGGTTCTGGTTCGGGTTCTTTAGCAGAGGTATTCTATAGAAATAGATTTAAACAGTCAAAGTATATTGGACTAGAATACAGAGATAAAACGGTTAAAGAAGCTAATGAAAAATTTCAAAATGTAGATTGGATAGAATTTTTTCAATGTGATATTGTTAAAGATAATATAGAAAAATACAAAGATGATTGGGATTTCATTACTTCTTTTGAGGTAGCTGAGCATATTGGTAAAAATAACATTACTAAATACCTCCAACAAGTCAAATTGTTAATGGTAGATAAAACTAAATTTTTATTATCTACTCCTAATTATGATGAAAAAGTAGGAGCTGCAGGGAATCACACTTACGATTCTGGAGATGGTAGAGGAAAAGCTGTACAAGAGTTTGATCATAAAGAATTAGAAGAAGAAATATTAAAAAACGGTTTTACGATAGAACAAAAGTTTGGCACCTTTGCTAGTCAGACACATTACAAGCCCTTAATGAACGATTGGCAAAAAAATATGTTTGAAGAATTAGGCAAATATTATGATACTAATTTAATGAGCGTATTAATGGCGCCTATGTTTCCGGAGCAATCTAGAAATTGCTTATGGGTTTTAAGGAGGTAGTTTAATATGATTTATTTTAATTCAAATAATATAGATGATTTATTTTTAAAAGTATCTAATCAGCTTCTTGAAAAAGGTGATTTAATTGCTCCAAGAGGTATGAAAACCTTAGAACTGCAACATGTTTGGCTTGAATTAACTAATATGCAGAAATGCATAGTTAATTTGAAATCTAGAAAAACAAATAAAAGATATTTAAAAAATGAACTAAAGTGGTATTTATCAGGATCACTAAAAATAGATTATATAAAAAAATATTCTTCTTTTTGGGAAAAATTAATAGATAGCAATGGTACAATAAATAGTAATTATGGAAATATAGCTTTTATGCAAAAACAAAATGGTAAAAGTCAATATGAATGGTGTATAGAATCTATTAAAAAAGATGTCAACACTAGACAAGCTATAATAAACTATAATCAACCTAAGCATAAATATGAAAACAATAAGGACTTTGTGTGTACTATAGCACAACATTTTATGGTAAGGAATGGAAGATTAGATACTACTGTATTTATGAGGAGTAACGATCTTATATATGGATTAACTTATGACGCACCTTGGTTTTGTTTAATATCTAAAAAAATAGCTAAAGAAACAGGATTAAAATTAGGAACATATAGACATTATGCTGCTAGTTTACATGTATATGAAAGACATTTTGAAATGATAAACAAAATATCTAATGAAAAAACAAATTAATAAAATAGATATATATACATACTCTATGGAATTAGCGAAGATAGCAGCTCTAAGAAGCGAGGATCCTTATGTAAAAGTAGGTTGTTGTGTATTAAGAAAAGATAAAAGTGTTGCTGGGTTAGGATATAATGGTGCTCCAAGTGGTATTGAAATTGATTGGACTAACAGAGATAACAGACGTAAGAGAGTTTTACACGCAGAGGTTAACGCGTTAAGATATGTAAAACCTAACGAATGCCAATTAATAGCATGTACTTTGTTACCGTGTAGATCTTGTATACAAATGATAGCAGCTTATAATATAAAAATAGTATTATATAAAGATGTCTATAAAAAAGATGAAGCTGCTATTACTCTTTGTAAAGAATGGGATATAGAATTAATTAATATAAAGGGTTAAATAACTGTATAAAAAAATAAATAAACTGTTTTACTTCTGCTCGTTTGGACCTATATTCATTACGTGAATACTAACAATAACAAACAAAACACGGAGTTAAACATGAAAGGAACATTTAATGTAGATAAAGCTTTTGGCATAGAATTAGAATTATTAGCACCTACAAGGTTGAGCAGGAGAGATATTGTAGAAGCTTTAAATGAAGCTGATATAACAACAAGAATAGAAGGTTATAACCACGAAACAAGACCATATTGGAAATTAACTAGTGATGCTAGTGTAAATAGTAGAGAATCAGGTTATAAAGGAGATCTTGAATTAGTTTCTCCAAAATTATATGGTTTTGATGGAAAAATACAATTAGAAAAAGTTTTACAAGTACTTAACAATTTGGATTGTAAAGTTAATGTTACTTGTGGAACTCATGTTCATCACGATGTGAGTGACGATGTAACTAAAGATGTAACAAGCGACGAGAATACAGCTTATGACTTCTTAAATAGGTTAACTAGAACAGTCATGAAATACGAGCATTTAATTTACAAGTGTATATCTCCTTCAAGGTTAAATAGTATAAATGGTTCATATTGGACTAAACCAACAAGATTCGTATTGAATGGACATACCTCAAATGTTTATAAAGAAAGTTTAAATAAACGCGTTACAGAGGAATTAAAAAGCGATGTTCGTTATAGAAGAGTTGATGTACAAAGCACTAGATATTCTGGTTTAAATCTAGTTAATATGTGGACAAGAGGTTCTGTAGAATTTCGTTATCATCAAGGTACTTTAAACTTTGATAAATTATGGGCATGGATTGTTTTTACTCAAGCTATTGTTAATTCTGCAAGAGAATCAAAAAGAGTAAATTATGGAGCAGTTAAGAATTGTAAAGATGGTTTTTTTCACTTCAGAAGACATTTAGGATTTATCGGAACTACTTGTACAGAAACTAAATTTTCAAACAAAATGATGATGAATAGATTTAAAACTTTTAGCACTCCAGAAATGGAAGAAAAAAGAAGCTATTCTTCATACTACCAGCACGTTCAAAATCAAATACAAAATAGGAGTTAATATGTGTGGATTAGCAGGAGTAATTATAAAAAAAGAGGATAGGTCTCAAAAGGACTTATCCTCAGTGGTAAGTGGTTTCAAGCGAATGCTGTTATCAGCTAACTCGAGAGGTGGACATGCGACAGGTTATGCTTTGATAGATAAATATGGAGGTCATACAATAATAAAAAGACCTTTAAATGCTCATAAGTTTTTACGCGATGAAATATCTAAAGAAGCTCTTAATATTGTTTCTGAAGACATCACTTGTATATTAGGTCATACTAGATATGCAACTTTAGGAAGTCCAAGTAAAAATAGAAATAACCACCCTATAAGAACAGGTAATACTATTGGAACTCATAACGGTTCTATACATAACCATAAGTACTTATTTAATAAGTACAATATGGACCGTCATGCAGAAGTTGACTCAGAAGCTATTTTTAGACTATATGAAACATCTAAAAGTGCAAAAGATTTTTCTGAAAACCGACTACCAACTGTGAGAGGTCGAGTCGCAATTGTTTGGAGCGACTTAGAATATCCAGAATACGTTTATATGATTAAAGGTAATAATCCATTAGAAATGTTTTATATACCTAGTTTAAATATATACGCATATGGAAGTACCAAAAACATAATAAAGTCGTCAGGTTGGTTGAAATATGAGCAAATAGATATAAAACCTAATACTATGTTAAGGATAAATACTAAAACATTAAATATTAGAACTAAGAAAATAACTCATAAAGAACCTCTAACTAAGAAAAATGTTTATTATGATGATAGTATTGGTGCTTATACTGATTTTAATTACAAAAAAACCGTTAAGCAGTTTGTTCCTAGGTTTTCTTTTAAAGACAACTTAAGACAGCAAGAGCAGTTGTTTGAACAAATCGCGCCTGACGGCACAAACATAAGGAAGATAAAGCTATAATGAAATTATTTGTTTATGGAACATTAAAAAAAGAAGGCGCTAACCATAGGTTTTTAAATAAATCTAAATACTTAGGAGAGCATAAAATAAGTAATTTCGTATTGTTTGATATGGGTTTCGGTTTTCCTTACTTAAAAACTCTAACTGGAGACTTTGATGAAGACGAGTTTGTATACGGAGAAGTCTACGAAATAGATAAAAAAACATTATCTAATATAGATAGATTAGAAGGTCACCCCAACCACTATAGAAGAATATTAATTAATTATGGTAAGGAAGTTGCTGGTATGTTTACGTATGTAACTACTTACAATTATATTCCTGAAGCAGCTTCCATATTAAGGTATGGTTATTGGCCTATAGCGAAAAAGATTAAAGTGATTATTGATGGTAGGAAATATTATGATACGGCAGACAAATTAGTATTCCACATGAGATTTTTCGATGGAGATAGAACACCAACTAATAAAAGTTATATGGACTTAGTGCAAGAACGTAGTCTATTGAATTTAAATACTTATTATGAAGAATTATTTATAAGAGATTGTATTCATAATAACATAATAAAGGAGGTATTATAGAATAAAACATCTAATATAAAACACAACTACAATATGGAAAAAAGCTCTAATTAATTTTTAGGGCTTTTTTGTTTTATTAAAGCACTATATTTTTATAAATTATAAAGTACAATTATAGTAGGAATTATGTCTAAATCTAAAGAAGGTACAGCGCTTACTACTGAATTAGTAGGCATAAGAAACTTAAAAACAACAGGTAATTACCGCTTGGAATTTGATGTTTTTGAGATTGATTCGCATAAGGTAGCAGAATTAATAATGAAGTTAAATAAAGCTTTTATGATGGGATTAGTGGAGATTGATTAGATGAGTATCAAACAGGAGGAAAACAGGACGTCTGATGGAAGATTTAAAAAAGGTGTGAGTGGTAATCCTGATACTAAATTTAAGAAAGGACAATCAGGTAATCCTAACGGCAGAAGAAACGCTTATACTGATTTAATAAAAGATTTTAGCTTTAATAAAGTAGGAGAAAAAGAAAGAAGGGAAGTAGTTGTTAGTAAATTATTCCAATTAGCAGAACGCGGAGATTTAAGGGCTATACAATTTATAGTAGAGAGATTAGAAGGAAAAGCTTTAGAACGCCAAGAACGTACAACTAAATCAGAACCAATACAAGTAATGGTTATTGATGATTGAATGGACAGTAAATAAAACTAGAAGGAAAATATTGAACGACCCTTCTCGGTTTAAAGTGATTGTTGCTGGTCGAAGATGGGGTAAAACAGTTTTGAGTTTAATGTATTTACTTAAGGATGAATTTAAACCTAATGAACGACGTTTCTATATTACACCTACATACCGACAAGGAAAGATGATTGTATTTCCTGTATTGCGTCAGATGTTTAATGGATTTGTAGGAGCTAAATTAAATGAATCTGAGATGAGTGTTGTATTTGAAAATGGTGCGGAACTTTCAGTAAAAGGAGCAGATAACGAGAACAACTTAAGAGGCGTAGAACTTACTAAGTGTGTTATGGATGAAATGGCTTATATTAAACCTCATGTATGGGAAGAAATTATATATCCAATGTTAACAACAACACAGGGAAAGGTATTATTTATAGGAACACCTAGCGGCTATGATATGATGTATGAATTATATAGTAAAGGGCAATCAGACCCCGAATGGAAAAGCTGGCAGTTTAAAACTATAGATGGTGGGTTCGTACCTAAAGAGGAAATAGAAAGAGCAAAAAGAACAATGGATGAGGTTGTATTTAGGCAAGAGTTTGAGGGTTCTTTTGAAACTACTGGTAACAGAGCTGCTTATAATTTTGATAGAGACACTCATGTTATTAAAGCCGCAGAACTATCTAAAGATTTATGGTGGGGCGTTGATTTTAACGTGGACTATATGACTGCTACATTAGCATGTACTTACTCTGATTCCACAATACATTTTTTTGATGAAATTAGATTAAAAAATAGTAACACAGAAGAGTTGTCTATAGCTATGAAAAAAATCGCACCTAATATTGAATGTTATCCTGACCCAGCAGGGAAAGCACGTTCAACAACATCAAGGCGCTCCGATCATCAAATACTTAGAGATCATTCTTTCTTAATCAGGGCTAAGAAATCTCATCCAAGTCATATAGACCGCTTGAATGCTTTAAATAGAAAGTTGAAAGATGCTGAAGGTAATATTGGAATGACCGTTGACCCTAGTTGTATATATTTAATAAAGGACTTAGAGCAATGTCAAAGAGATAAAAGGGGAGGGTTAGATAAATCAGATATGAATCTCACTCACGCTTTAGACGCTTGCTCATATGGTGTCAGTCATAAGTTTCCTATACGTAAGATGATAGGTACGAGTGTAAGTTGGTGAAAAATATTTTAAAAGCTGCAAGGGGAAAATTGCTAAACAATACAAGAGGAATTAAAGATGTATAATTTTGGAAAATCTGTAAATAGAGTAGTGATCCCTGAACTATCAGAACAAGCAGTATTACAAAGTGTTAAAGATGCTGGTAGGAACTATGTCGAACAGGAACATTATAATTTAATGGAATCATTAGACTTTTACTATAATCAAAACCTTGATTCTCATTTAGAGCCTTGGTTTGCTAGTGAGTCATTGAGCCAAGTTCCACCTTTTATAAGTTCTTGCGTTCCTAGATTTGCAAAAGCGCGTATGATGTTATATAAGCAGGATCCTAAAAGACTAATAGGTGGAGAGAAAAATGACATGTATGATGAATTGGCTTATAAATTAAATTCTAAAACTAGAGAATTTGCTGAATTATCTTGGCTTTTAGGTTGTTGTTATTTTAAATCAAGATTCAATGACAGGTATCAAAGATTAGAATATGAGGTACTACCTAAGGTACAAGAATATTATTTTAATGGAGAATCAGAGCCTTATGGTTATTCTTATGAAATAGAAAGCTATGAGTATGATAATAAAAGATTCGTATTTTGGTCTGAAGATAGAGATGGTGTCCAAGGCATGCATTTTGAATACGATCAAAAAGGTAAAAGATATGCGGTAGAGGGTAACCCCGACATGGTAAATCCTTTTGGTATAGTTCCTATTAGTAAAATTGAGATGACTAAAGGCAGTTACGATGTAACAAGAACTGCTTTACATATTGCTATTGCTATGACTGAAATTGCTCTATCTGTTCGCTTTAGATTAGGTCAAGCTGTTTTTACAGGTATTGAAGAAGGGCAAAGTAAGTTAACTGCAGGAATAGATAATGCTTATGTACTACCTGAAGGAGCGTCATTTAATTATGTAACTCCTGGTGGCAATCTAGTTGAGTTAATAGAAGCCACTAAATCTATGGCAAATCAAGTAGCAGAAAACAACCAGTTGAGAATTAGGTGGGGTGATTCATCTGGTAATGCACCAAGCGGTGAAGCTTTAAAAATATTAGAGATAGAAAATCTAGAAGCGAGAGAAAGCGACATTTCTTATTTTAGGGAATGGGAAAATAACAGATATAATATTGATAAAAAGATATTGGAAACTTATAATATAGTTAACTTATCAGAAGATTATTCTGTAGACTTTTCTGAGATATCGTTTCCTATGTCACCTAAAGAAGAGCGAGAGTGGTTAAGTTGGAAGCTGGATAATAATGTTATGACTCAAAAAGATCTTTTATTATATTTCAATCCTGACATTTCCGACGAAGAATTAGAAACAAAAATGGCTAATATAATACAAGAGAATCAAACTTTAGCAGCAAGTCAACAACCACAATCAACATTTCAAAGAATATTAAATGGCACAAGTACAACCAGCAGTTGATACTTTCATAAATGAAATAAAGGGTCTTGAAAAAAACTTCAATAAAGATCTCAATATTGCTATAGTTAATCTAAGCAGGGCTAGTGATACTCAACTTATAAACTCTATGGCACAACTAAATCTTTTTAATGAGATAATAGAAAAAGGATATGGTAATGCTTTAAATAAGTTAGATGCTCAATATACCGCTCTACTTGAACAAGCTATCAAAGAAGCTGAAAAGCGTGGAGTAACGGCATTAAGTGGACCAGGTTTGCAGGGTTTAGAAGTGTTAAAGGATTTAAACATTGACAACCTACTTGATGAAGCTAATAGGCATTCTAATATATTAACACAGCAATTGTTTCAAAACCTTTATGCTGGTTTACCACCTAATCAAATTATAGAAAATTTAGCAGGTACAAATTTAGCAAGCCACCAATTAGCAGTGGCGACTTATACTGGTATTAAAACTTTCGATGATACCGCTAGGTATAAAATATTTGAAGGCTTAGATGTCAAATGGACTTATTTCGGCCCATTAGATGAAAGAACAAGGGATAGTTGCAGGAACACTAAAGGGAATGAGCCTGAAGGTGGTTATACAGAAAAGCAGGTATTGTCAACCGAAACCCCTTTCGGGTTAAGAGGCGGTTATAATTGTCGTCATTCTTGGGAGGTAAGGTGAAATCTAAAGATATAATGCCCTTTGAAAAAAGAAAGTGGTTAGAACTTGGCGGTAAACTTGTTACTAGAATATTAGAAGATACTGAAAAGGGTATAAGCCAAGATGCTGCTGGTGGTAAATTTCGTAAGTACAGCGAAGATTATGAAAATAAAAAGAAAACAGGTAAAGCGGGACCGAAGGGAGTTTCTAATAATAAGCAAGTATCACCTCCAAACCTTAGATTAACAGGTGCGATGCTTAATTCGTTAAAGGCTCAAAAACCTACAAGCGAAAGTGTTGAATTAAATTATAGGGAAGGGTTAAAATTTGAGGGCAATGCTAAAAGAAAAAGAAATGTGTACGGGCTTAACAATAATAATGAAGAGTTTGTGAAGAAGTTTTTTAGAGAAGAAATAGATGATAGAATTATAAAATTTAGCAAAAAAGATATTATAGTTGATTTAAAAATATAATTTTATTATAGCTGTTTCAAAAAATATTAGTATTTAATTAAATTTAATTAACTAAAGAGGAAGACAGAATGTCTGAAACTACAACAGAAACAGTACAAGATAACGTACAAGAGGTGACTCCTAACAGTCAGAATGAAACTAATGAAACGCCTGATGTCAATAGTTTTATAGCTGAAAGCAAAAAGTATAGAAGTAGGGCACAAGAAGCAGAAGCCAAATTGAATGAATTAACTAAAAACCTTGAGAAACAAGAGGAAGAAAAGTTAGTTCAGCAAAATAAGTGGGAAGAATTAGCAACAAAACGCCAGTCAGAATTAGATTCTATTAAATCTGATTATGAAAGGTTGATGGCTGCTGAAGAAGCTTACAAAGAAGAGCTTTTGAGTGCTTTAAGTGAAGGAGAAAGAGAATCTTTTAAAGATTTGACAACTACCCAACTTAAAGTTATTACAGATAAAATTAATAATCAATCTCAAGATGTAGTAGCTACAAGTTCTACCCCTGCTAGATCATCAAACCCCAGTAATAAGGATTGGGTTAATATGTCTTCTGAAGAGAGAAGATCTAATTGGGGAAGTATCTTACAAAGCTACGTTAAGAGATAAAAACTTAAGGTAAAACAATGGCAAAACATTATCAAGGCAATCCTGTCACAACAACCACCGATCAGCATTTCATACCTGAAATTTGGGCTGATGGAATTTATAAGTTCTTTGAAAGAAAAACAGTTTTCAGAGGATTAATAGATGACTATTCCGCATTAGTTGGTTCAAAAGGTTATGGAGACGCAATCAATATCCCAGAAATGAGTTTAATTAGTGCTAGTGATAAATCAGCAGGTTCTGATGTATCTTACGACGCAACTGCAACAACTACAACTCAGTTATCAATTAATAAGCACAAATATGTAGCAAAGCTTTTTGAAGATGTCGCTCAAATACAGTCTGAGGCTGATCTAGTCTCTAAGTATTCAAGAATGATGGGTGAAGCTTTAGCTCGTCAGGTTGATGCTGATATTTGGGGCGAATTAGACGGATTAAATGCATCTCAAGCATTATCTGCTGATGATACATTAACTGCTGCAGTTTTTGAATCAGCTCTCGCTACACTAGGTGAGGCCGATGTGCCTTACATGGACGGTGAATGTGCAATGGTTGTTAATCCAACTTTATTTGCAGACATCCTTAATCCTAGCGCTGGTATCGCTCAGTATTTCATCAGAAATGATGCGGTCGGAGAAGGTAACAGAGGACTAAGATCAGGAATGGTTGGTTCATTGTACGGCATTGATGTATATATGAGCAATACTGTTTCAACTGCTGGTACAAGTTCTACAATACCAGGTGCTATCTTCCATAAAAGTGCTGCTGTATTTGCTTCACAACAGGAAGTTAGAGTTCAGTCAGAATATTCTGTTGACGCTTTGGGTACAAAAGTTGTATCTGACTTATTATACGGAGTCAAATTGATTGACGATTCTGATAACAAGAAAGGTGTTAAGTTTACTAACGTAGACTAATAACCTAATACAATCTAGGGGAGTTGTTTGGCGACTGCTCCCCTATTTTACGGAGATTAATATGCAATATTGGTTAAATAAAATTACAAATAGAATGGAAAGGTTGGAAGAGGAGCTGCTTAAAAAACACCCAGAGAAGCTTGAAAGTCTTGAAAGGCAAGGATATATAAGGGTAGTCAGCGAATACAACCACGAGCAGTACAATAAGAGCCCCAAAAAGGTATCTATAAAGAAAACGATTAAGAAGGTTGCTAAGAAAGTGACTAAAAAGAAAAAATAATACAAAGCATAGACAGTCTCGTTCACGCTTTGTCATAGCTTAGAGAGGAAGAAAAATGGCAGACTTACACACATATTCAGTACAAGAATCACTTAATGCAACAACAGGCGGTCAATGGACAGTTTCAAGTGCTGGCACCGCAGGAAGTTCAGCAGACGTTGCGAATACAATTCATAAATCATTATTAAGTAATACAGGAACACTAGGTATTTATAGTGCAGTAGAGATTTATTTTAACTTTGCTACATCAGAAACAAATGTAAATGCTAGTAATGATATGATTATTCCAAAGAATACAATGACTTTTATTACAGTCCCTAGAGGATTAGGACTAACAATATATTTTAATTACAATTCTACCAGTACAACTACTGGTGCAGTAAGATTGGTGGAGTGTTAAATGCAGAGTTCTATGATTAAATCTGTTACTGAGGACTTTGGTAATGGAGGTACAATAGATGGTGATATTACAATTACAGGAGACCTACAAGTCAATGGCGGTGGTTCACTTAGCTTTGATGAGATAGTTCAAGGTACTCAGGTAATTGATGTAACCAATACAGAAGCCTTATTAGTTCGTAAGAATGACGATGGTGGGGATGTCTTTATTGTGGATACTACTAATTCACGAGTAGGTATAGGAGTTGTTCCAACACACAATTTAAATGTCTATAATGGTAGTGGTTCATCAAGCATGACACTTGGTAAATATGCTTCAGGCAAAACAGTTGCTCTTCTTGGTACAAGTGCAGATACTTCGGGTTATTTTCAAATACAATCTTATGCAAGTCAAGGTAGTACGTTTGGCAATATAGCATTAAATGCTCAAGGTGGTAACGTAGGTATAGGTCGCTCAACTAATATTGATAAAAAATTACATATATTGTCATCTACAAGTGGTGATGGTATAACTTTAGAACAGTCTAGTGTTGGTTCAAATGCAATAAGATTTGAAGCTAATAGTTCAGCTTTACGAGGTTTATTCGGTTCAGAGGATAGTGATGGTGGTGCTATATTAAGTGGCACTAGTGGATATTCTATGGTTCTTAGGTCTGAATCTGATATATTTCTTGCAACAAATGGGAATAATGAAGCCTTAAAAATAGACACCTCACAAAACGCAACATTTGCTGGCGAAGTAACAGTTAATGACCATGTAAAACTTAGTGTTGATACTGGTGCGAATATTTATTTTACAGATGCTGATGGTACTGCTGATGAAATGATGATTGGCTATGACAAAGCTAATACGAGAATAAGATTTAGAAGTAATGCTCATTCTGCCGATAGGATGGTAGTCACAAAAACTGGTAATGTAGGTATAGGAGTAGATGTTCCATCATCTAAAATTCATGTTAGAGAAACTGCTGGTGATGAATTTTTTACATTCGCAAATGGCAATGGTATTGGTTTAGTTAATAATGTTGCTAGTCATGGAATTGGTATATCAGCTAGCCAATCGGGAAGTTATGGTGGTCAAGGTTCTTCTGCATTAATAGTAACAGAAGGTGGTGGAAGTGCAAATGCTGGTACAGTTCAACTAGTGCATGATGGAACTATTGGATTTACATATAAAGGTGGTAACGTAGGCATAGGAGTAACAAGTTTACAGGCGAATAGCACATTAGAAGTCAATGGTCGAGCAAGGTTTGCTAGCGGTTCTGCAGGATTACCAGCATTAACGTGCTTTTCGGATTTAGATACTGGTATTCACTTTCCGGGCTCAAATGTATTGAAATTAGCAACCGCTGGAACAGATAGACTCACCATTGATGCTTCAGGCAACGCCACATTTGGTGGTGTTGTGCAAACTGGTAATCAATTAAATGTAGTAGGAGCTTCAGGAGAAGATGTAGAACTAAGACTTCTTACTGATGCAATCGCTGGAGCATCTGATTATTGGAAAATTCAACACAAACAATCTGACGATGCCTTAAACTTTGCACATTTTGGAACTGGTGCTTATGTAAATCATTTATCTATTTCATCGGCAGGAAACGCCACATTCGCTGGTTTAGTACGCAGTCCTGATGGTGCTAACGCTACTCCAGCCTATTCTTTTTCAGCCGATACTAATACAGGGATGACAAGATATTCAGATAACGCTCTTAGTTTAGTGGCTGATGGTGATAGTAAACTTATTGTTACAACTACTGCTTCTTCTTTTACTCATCAACTAAATGCGTTTAACGGAGCATCTGGAAATATAGGAGGTCTTTCAATCGCTCCAACTAATACAGATACTATTATTACAACTAATAGCCCTGGCGGTTATGGGGACTATGGTATTCAATTTAGAGTAATGAAGACAACAGGAGGAGCCGCATATCTAAACGTTTTACATCTTGACTCTCCAACAGGAAACGCCACATTTGGTGGTGATATTGTTTATTCAGGAACTAGTAATTTATTAAAAACCTCTACAAGTGATGGAAGTGATAATGCATCTATAATAATTGATTCTACTGGTGGTGGAGGTTCATCTACTAGAGGTGCTTATATTGCTTTATATGGTAATGAACACGCCAATGATGGAATTATAGATATACAAACTGGTAACGAAACTGCATCGCAGATAAATTTTAGAACTGGTGGTGGAACTAGCAGAATGGTAATTGATGCTAACTCCAGAATCTCGCTAGGTAATAATGATTCTAGTGGAAATATTTACAATACAATTTTTGGTTACTTAGCGGGAAATTCAGTTGCTAGTGGGGCAACTTCAAATACTCTAATAGGCTATGCAAGTGGAGATGCTATTACTACAGGAACTCAGAATACTGCCATAGGAGAAAGTGCTTTAAGTGGAACAGATGATGGAGCAAGTAATACTGCGATAGGAAATTCTGCAATGGGAGTTGGCAATGCTGGTACAGCTAATACTGCTGTAGGTTCACAATCAATGATTGATGTTACAGGAAATTATAATACTGCTGTGGGTATGCAATCATTATTTGATATTACTAGCGGTGGAAGTAATGTAGCTATAGGTGCTTTAAGTTTAAAGCTTGCTAATGCTGGTGAAGATAATAACATTTCTATAGG